CGACAATACTGCCTGAAGGCGGCGAAGGACTCGGCCCTCTCCGGGGACACATGTGCCCCCTCCTCTCGCCTCATCGAATATGGAGATGAACCCACTGAAGAATTGAAATCGGGCGCGTGGGACGACATTCTACAGATGGTCGAAGATGGCAGGACCATGCTCGACATCTGCAAGGCGCACCCAGCCACGGCCATCCGATGCCAATCTGCAATCTCGAAATTGATAGCACAAGTCGAGATGCATCAGGCCGAATGGAGAGAAGTGACCGTGTCATATGTGTGGGGACCAACGGGCTCCGGTAAGACATCTTCCGTGTACGAAGAACACGGATACACCGATGTCTACAGAGCCACAAACAAAGCAAACCCATGGGACATGTACGAAGGACAGGACGTGGTCGTCTTTGAGGAGTTCAGGAACTCCTACGACATCGCCGACATGCTGAACTGGCTGGATGGACATCCCATCACACTCCCGGCACGATATGCCGACCGTATCGCCAAATTCACCCGTGTCTACATTTGCTCGAACTGGGAATTGGACGAGCAATACCACCTCCTTCAAGAAAGGACTCCGGAGACGTGGAATGCGCTCCTCCGCCGTATCGACGAAATCGTCGAAATGCCCTTGCCCGTAAAGGGCCAATGCGTGCTGTCTGAGGCACTCTAGACCATTCTGGTACAATCATACCACCCACCTTCAATGGTGGCCACCAGACGCACTACAGAGAGTTGTATATAAGCAGGCAAAAGATTCCAAGAAGCCAAACACATCTCTCCCATGGAGAAATGCGGCCATCACCGTCGAGGTCGACTGGACCCGTGATTCCCATGGATTGCCCTCGCTCCGCTCATGCGATCCATGGCCCTCACTTCCGCCTCTTGCCTGCCAACCCGGACCAACCAGAGATGTAGAAATCGAAGTCGACATACAGGTCGCCTTCACCAAGGATAGCGGAATCGTCATGAGCGGCAAGCCGTTGACCGATTCCCATCAAACCACACATTATTGGAATGTGGGTTCCGGCCGGTGCTCGCCATTGGTGGCCAGAGGCTCCCCATGACGGCGAATCGTCGGCTGCACCTCCGAACCGTCCGCCCTTGGACCAAGTATATCCGAAGGACTCCGGAGACAACTCCGCCACCTTCGGATAGTAAATTGCACCCTCTGTGTCCGGGTCTACTGCCTCAGTGTTCACGTCTTCGTCCCCCACCAACTCATCATCAATCGCATGCTGGAGGCCGAATGAATCATACGCAGTATGGGCGGGTTCGCCTGTAATCTGCGCTGATACCTTGCTATTCCAATCAGTGAATATCGACCGCTGTCCGTCGGTCGAATGATAGAGATAAATCTCATCCTCGTCGACGAAAGCGGCATTATTGATAACCGGGCCGTATGCTTCTCGCAGGCCCACCCTGAAGTCATAATTTGAGTCACGGTTCGCCTGTACCGAACCCAAACCAGAAATCTTCCGCAAGGCCATGGCCGTCGAAAAGGCCGCCTTCCATGCCTTCACTCGATTCCGGGTAGGGCGCATGTATTCAATGGTGCCAACGCCCATTGACACGCCCTCATGCTGACCGGACTCGGGTGCCACGGGTGTGACGTCAAACCCCACGAGTTTGACGACATTCCCCTGACGGATGTTTCTTCCGTACTGATATGACAAATCACGGAGTAGGTCCACCTGCAAGAAATTCGCTGCGCTGCCATCTGCTGTCGCACCATCTTGCTCCATTCGATATTTCACTACGTGTAACGACTGCGTCTTCATAGAGTGATGAGAGAGGCCATCACCTATGAATTTCCGGAAACCTCTTCGGTTTCCTGTACCTTCCCGCGTGCATGCTGCACACTGCACAGGGGTCTCTGAAGGGTAATACTAACCTTCAGACCTAGGGTTCTATAAGGAACCCATGCCGTCGCCCCCTATATGAGCAAGCGAGTGCGACGATACCACCTGACCCTGAACAACCCTACCAAGGACGAATGGGAGGCCATTGAGGCACTCCCAAAATCTGCCCTAGTCCGGGCCACATTCGCCCACGAAGTGGGTGAGGAGGGAACCCCTCACATTCAGGGCTACATCCACCTCAAGAACGGAAAGACGCTGCAAGCCGCTAAGACATTCCTCGGTTCAAATCGGTGGCACCTCGAAATCTGCAAGGGGACAGATTACGAGAACCGACAATACTGCCTGAAGGCGGCGAAGGACTCGGCCCTCTCCGGGGACACATGTGCCCCCTCCTCTCGCCTCATCGAATATGGAGATGAAC